TTTGAGCAAGAGTATCCAACTCCTGCTATTGAGCAGAAGATTCTCAACAAACTCTGTGCTGATGCTGAGTTCTGCAAGCGTCTTTCTGACTGGGCAGACATTATCCGTAAGACCTTCTACGATGGTGGTATTGATGAGATTATCAGCACTCGCCGTTTGGTTCACATCGTCAAGGCATTTGAAATCTTTGGTGATAAAGCAAAAGCAATGCAAGTGTGTCTGAATCGTTTTGATGATGAAACCAAGCAAGTTTTTATGGAACTTTATGATAAAGTAGACGCTGAGTTCCAGATGCCTTCTGAGGAACAGCAGAAAGAATGTCTTGACTCTCACAACTTTTCCTGATAAAATAACTTATGATTAATTCTTGGTCTATGCTTTCTGATGAAATGAACAGTTTTAATGATAATCTTTCAATCTTTAGTTCTTATGATGATGATGTGATTGATTTTGGGCAACACGATTTTAGGATAACTCTGGGCGATGAGAACGTAGTTTCTGATAGTTTGATTGCAGATTCTCCTGCTATTCCCTGGAAGTATAATGAAGAGGAGATTGTAAAAGAACTCCTTGAGTACATTCGTGGTACATACAAGCAACACTATGCTGCTAATGATGAAAATATCCAGACCTTGGACTTCATCGAAGCGGCACATCAAGATGGTGAAGCATTCTGTCGAGATAACATTCTTAAGTATACTTCTCGGTATGATAAGAAAGGAACTGCCGATAGAGACATCATGAAGATTCAGCACTACTCTGTTCTTCTGAAGTTCTTCCGAAACAAGAATGCAAAACGTGAAACTTATAATCAATGAACATGAAACTGTCTGATAAAACTCTCTCTGTCCTGAAGAACTTTTCTGCTATTAACCAATCTATTTTGTTTAAGGAAGGAAAGTCTCTTCGGACTATTTCTGTGATGAAGAACATTCTTGCAGAAGCAGAAGTTGAAGAATATTTCCCAAAGGATTTTGGAATTTATGATCTGAATCAGTTTCTGCAAAACATTGACCTTCATCAGAATCCTGAACTTGATTTCAAGACTGATGAGTATGTTTTGATTAAAGAAGGTAAGTCACGCTCAAAGTATTTCTTTGCTGATGCAAATGTGATTGTAACTCCTCCCGAGAAATCAATCACTCTTCCTTCTCAAGATGTTTGCTTTGTTCTTTCTACTGAACAACTTGCAAAAGTTCTTAAAGCAGCAGCAGTTCTTCAACTCCCTGACCTTTCTGTCGTTGGTGAGGCAGGTGTTGTAAAACTGGTTGCTCGTGATAAGAGAAACGATACATCTAATGATTTCTCTGTTGTGGTTGGTGAATCCGAAGAAAACTTTACATTCAACTTCAAAGTTGAAAACATGAAGATTCTTCCTGGTTCTTATGAAGTTGTTATTTCCAAGCAACTTCTTTCACGCTTCCAGAGCAAAGATCACAAATTGACTTATTACATTGCACTCGAACCTGATTCTTCTTTTGGATGAAAACATTCACTGTAATGAGAGTGATAGGCAGCATTATGGTTATTGCTGCCTATTTTGTTGTATTGCACGTTAATTTGACCGCTGGGGTTATTATGAACGTGATTGCAGACACAATCTCAATTCCATTTTTTGTGAAAACAAAATCATGGGACATTGTAATCATGCTAGGATTTCTCTTAGCAATTAGCTTTAGTAAACTATTATCATGAAAGATTGGAAAGAAATCTACGGCAATCTACCTGACACCGAGAAGGATAAGATTGCCGTTCTTCGTGTGATGGAATGTACCAATGGTGTAATCCAACATGCCTTCCGAGACAATGAAGAATGGGCACTGCCTATTGAGGAAACCCGCAAGGCAATGAAGTTCAGTATGTCTTGTATGAAAAATTTGGCGATTCCTCTGAAGGATGAGACCATTACATTTGAACCTGAGACACAAGAACTTCTCCGTGAAGCACGAAACTATTACATCAGTGGCGTGAAGAATGGAAGTGACGAGGACTTTGCAGAGTTTATGAGGATTTCTGAGGCAACTGCTGTTGCTGTTGGTCTTGAACGAATTATGAATGGTGCAAAGATTTTGAAAGAAAACATTGACGACATCCCTGCTGATAAACTACACTGGGGTGTAGCGTATCTTATGCAGTTCTTTAAATGAACATCTTTGTGACTTCTCCTTGGCCTGCTGAATCTGCTATCTGTCTCCCAGATAAGCACGTCGTCAAAATGCCCCTAGAGTGCTGTCAGATGCTCTCTATCGTCGCTTCAGACAAGTGGGGGCATGGGTATGGAAAACTCTATAAGGCAGACCACACGCCCTACAAGACAGACAAGGGAGCATTCAGAAACCATCCATGTACCAAGTGGGCAGCAGAGTCTATTCATAATGCCTACTGGTTAATCAAGCACGGTCTCAACTTGTGTGATGAATACACTTTAAGGTATGATAAGACACATGCTTGCTACAAGACTCTTGTAGATGCTTTTTATCTTTTTCCAAAAGGTAAGGTGGATGAAGTCACACCATTCGCACGGGCAATGCCTGACGAATATAAACTTGATACGAGCATCTCAACCTTTGATGCTTATAAGATGTACATTGCATCCAAACCTTGGGTAAAAGATAATTATCTTCGTTATCCCGACCGCAAACCTGAATGGGTATGATTTATTATGAACAACACTGACTTTCTTTGGGTGGAATCTTATCGCCCAAAGACTATTGATGATTGCATTCTTCCTGATCACATCAAGAAGACATTTAAGGACTTTCTAAATAAAGGAGAGATTCCAAATCTTTTGCTTTCTGGTCCTCCTGGTATTGGTAAGACCACAGTAGCAAAGGCACTTTGTAACGAACTGGGAGTTGATTGTTATGTCATCAACGGATCTGACGAGGGACGGTTTCTGGACACGGTACGGAACCAAGCAAAGAATTTTGCATCGACCGTCTCACTTCAAGGCAATGGAAAACACAAAGTTATCATCATTGATGAAGCAGATAACACAGGGAACGATGTACAACTCCTCTTACGGGCTAATATTGAGACGTTTTATAACAACTGTAGATTCATCTTCACCTGCAACTACAAAAACAAAATCATTGAACCCCTCCACTCCAGATGTGCAGTCGTTGACTTCAACATCAAAGGAAAAGAAAAAGCAAAACTTGCTGCAGGTTTTTATCAACGCCTTCAAAAAATCCTACAAGAAAGGAACATTGAATACGAAGATAAAGTAATTATTGAACTCATCAATAAGCACTTCCCTGATTGGAGACGTGTTCTAAATGAGTGCCAACGTTATTCTGTTGGTGGAAAGATTGATAGTGGTATTCTTGCAACTTTTTCTGACGTTTCTGTAAATGAACTTATCAAGCATCTCAAAACTAAAAACTTTACTGAAGTCCGAAAGTGGGTTGTTAGTAATCTGGATAATGACTCTGACGTACTTTTGCGTCGTATTTACGATGCTCTTCTTACATCCCTTGAAAACAATAGCATTCCTGCTGCTGTGCTTATTATTGCTAAGTATCAGTATCAGATTGCGTTCGTCGCAGATCAAGAAATTAATCTTCTGGCGGCGTTGACCGAACTAATGTGTGAGTGTAACTTTAAATGAACGTAAAACTATTTCGTATCGTAACTGGTGAAGAAGTTGTAGCAGAACTTCTCACTGAAGATGAAACAACTGTGACCGTACAGAATGGTCTGGTTGTACTTCCAACTGCTAATGGTTCTGTTGGATTTGCTCCTTGGGCAACTGTGATTGATAGAAGTAATCCTGAGATTACAGTGTCTCGCAATCACATTGTATACATTGCTGAAGTTGATTCTGGTATTACCAAGAAGTATAATGAAGTTTATGGAAGTAAGTTGATTACTCCAGACGAAAAGAAACTTATTGTGTGATTATGAAATCTCTGAAGTCTTATAAAACTTGTTTAAGATATCCGGGCGGTAAGAGCAGAGCAGTCGCCAAAATGGATCCATACTTTCCAGACCTTAGGGACTATAAGGAATACCGAGAACCATTTCTTGGTGGTGGAAGTGTTGCAATTCATGTCGCAAAGAAGTATCCACACCTAAATATTTGGGTAAATGATCTTTATCAACCACTTGTAAATTTTTGGCAACAGTTGCAAGATAGAGGGGATATACTCAAAGATACTCTGGTTGATCTAAAGACATCAAATAATACTCCAGAATTGGCGAAAGAATTGTTCTTACAGTCAAAGGAGAAGGTCAATGATCAGACTTTATCTGCTATTGATCGCGCTGTTCATTTCTATGTCGTTAATAAGTGCTCGTTCAGTGGACTCACTGAGAGTTCGTCTTTCTCAGCGCAGGCGTCATCAAATAATTTTACTCTGCGTGGAATTGAAAAACTGCCCGGTTACTCCAAGATTGTTTCCGACTGGAAAATAACCAATCTGACGTATGAACAACTCCTTACTGACGACAAGGACACCTTTACCTACCTTGATCCCCCCTACGAGATCGGAAGTAATCTTTATGGTCGAAGGGGATCTATGCACAAAGGATTTGACCACGACACCTTTGCTGGGGATTGTGATCGTTTTATCGGTCATCAACTTATTTCTTACAATTCGTCGCAACTAATCAAAGAAAGATTTACTGATTGGAATGCTGCTGAGTTTGACCTTACTTATACCATGAGGTCTGTTGGTGAATACATGAGAGACCAGAAAGAAAGAAAAGAATTGCTATTGTTTAATTATGAAATGCGAAGTGAAATTGTATAAGGCAGGTCAAGTCTTTACTGAAAGTGTGATTGCAAGAGATTACCAGGATGCAAGAGAAGTTGCTCTTGCACGAAATCCTGGTGCAAAAGTTGTTGGTGTTACTGCTGTATTTAAATAATGGAACTGAAAGACTGGTTGAATTCAATTAATCATACCAAAGAAAACTTGATGGAAGACCCATCAAACAAAAAAGATTATCCACCTTACATCATCAATCGCTGTATGTCTGGTCATGTCGATTGTATTCTTTATGCGAATGAGATGAACATGCAACCTCATCTCTCCAAAGACATGCAGTATGCTTTCTATCTAAATAGCATCAGGAAAAAGAAAAGGTTCTCTCCTTGGATTCGCAAAGATAAGGTTAAGGACATTGAGATTGTGAAACAATACTATGGTTATGGCAATGAGAAAGCAACTCAAGCTTTGAAAATCCTAAATAATACACAACTTAATTTTATTAAACAGCGACTTGAAAAAGGTGGACAGAATGGCAAATCAAATTGTTGAAGCACAGGTGCAGTGGGCACCAGAAATGATGGTTGAGGTTACACTTGGCGAACCTGATGATTTTCTGAAAGTAAGAGAGACTTTGACTCGCATAGGAGTTGCATCGAGAAAGGAAAAGAAACTCTATCAAAGTGCTCACATCCTTCATAAGCAGGGTAGATACTACATCACTCATTTCAAAGAACTTTTTGCTCTTGATGGTAAGAGAGCAAATCTTACAGTAAACGATGTTCAAAGACGCAACCGTATCGTCAAACTCTTGTTTGATTGGGGACTGGTTGATGTTGTAAAACCAGACCTTATTGGCGACATTGCTCCTTTGAATCAAATCAAGGTTCTTCCTTACAAAGAAAAGGGTGAGTGGATTCTTGAGCAAAAGTATAACATCGGTAAGAAGTCAAAACCCCAAGAGGAAGCATAAATAGTTCCGTGCTTTTCGTGCGGCACACTCTACAATCGGAACAACCCATAAAGAGGTTCGGTTTTTACCTTGCCTCTTTTTTTGTATTGTGCTATAAATATTAATGGATGCCTTCGGGGTCCACACAATCAAATCTCGCTTTAAAAGGAGAAGTAAAATGACTAACCTCATGAAGTATAATGCTGCCAACTTGGATCAACTGTTGGACCGTATAAATAGAAACAGTATTGGTATGGACGAATACTTTGATCGTCTGTTTAGATTGCACGAAACGACGACAAACTATCCTCCATACAATCTAGTCACGGTCAGCAACGTAGAATCGAGACTAGAACTCGCACTAGCAGGATTCAAAAAAGCAGAAGTCAATGTCTACACACAAGACGGTAAACTCTTTGTTGAAGGACAAAAAGAGGATAAAGAAACTGGAACAGAATACGTCCATCGAGGAGTGGCTCAGAGATCTTTCACCAGATCTTGGACACTCAGTGATGAAACGGAAGTTAGATCAGTTACTTTTGAGGATGGGTTACTGAGTATTGTTTTGGGAAAAATTGTCCCAGAGCACCACCAAAGAAAGGATTATTTGTAAATCCTGACTAATTTTTGCTGCGGTTGATACAGAAGTGTATCACTGTGATACAGTATAGTATAGATAGTTATGTACTTATGGAGGACGACTTATGAATCTAACAGCCGCCACTCTCACTATTGGGACCGCAATGACTCTTTTTAGTAGTTGGGCCCTCGGCAGTGTACTACCCTAATGGACCACCCACAGCAGAAATCTTTCTAACAACCCCATAAATAAAACTGAATATCGTCGTCGCACGGGGTTCTATGGCAAAATCCATAGACACCCCGATTTTTTTGTGTTATAATGACTTGAGAGGTAAATTAAAAATGTCGA